CGATAGAAAATAATCAGCCCCGTCCTCGTTATTAGGAGGAACTGGACTGATTACACCTTTCTTTTTCTTATCATTGGGATCCTCAATCGAGAACCCAAAGAGTTTTGCCATAATATTTTTCCTGTCTTTCTATGTATTATACCACAGAATCTTGATTTCGGGCATCGTATGCTTCCCACCATTGCACTTGGAGGGTAACTTGGAATTCTTCAACCGTGTCTGCTGTATCGTAAGATAATTCTATCGGACTTACCACTGAAGGCCAGCAACCATGCATCTTGTATCTACGCAACACTGGTAATGTCGCACCACTTTGATCTCCACGAATGTTTAGATCGGTGTCTGCCCTTCCTAGTTGGTTGACAACCCAATCAGCAAAGTAATCTGTAGGATTGATTGTACCAGAACCGTCAGATACTTTGATGATAAAGTTTGCCCACCTTTCAAATGCTTCTCTGAGTTTGAAATCACCGTCATTGATGACTGTGATTGTCCATGGGTCGAACCTTCTGTCACCTGCCACTTTCAATTGTCTACCTCTGAAAGGCACGACAACCTCCTGTATGTTTGATGCAGGTAACTGTGCTCCCTTGATCATCATGCGATGAGTTGTGTTTTCAATCTCATCATCAAATATTCCAACACCTGAAGGGAAGTCCATCTCAACCTCAAAGAGATTAGGACGAGCACCACCCTGTACAAGTCTTGCCTTGAATGAATCAATTGATCTTTCGTTGTTGGGAACCGAAAAAATGTTTCTGTTTAATGCCATAATTGTGTGGGTCTCCTATTACACAGTTCCTACAACTTCACTGAAGGAAACTCCAGTTCTTGTAGCAACAAATGTTAGACCAATGAAGTTGATTGATCTTGCTGGTTTCACAAAGATGTCAGCAAGGAACTCATTACGATCAATAACATCTGGTGTGTTGTTTGTCTCATCACATATGACGAGGAAGTCTTGTATACCTCTCTTCGCCTGAACATCCCTTAGGAATGGTTCAACTATGTTGATGAAGTTTGATCTTGTGCCTGCGTCGTTGAGTTCAAATAGTACTGACTTCGCAGCGTTCTCAATTGCTTGCTCAATTGTGATGAACAGTCTTCTCACATTGATGCGATCAAACGCACTCTCGAATGATAGACCTGTCTTATCACCAAATAATATGATACCGTCACCAGGTTTAGATGTGATTGGGTTGATCCTATTTGAATACAACTGATCTCTAGCATCCTTACCAGGATTGAACGCAAGTTTGATTGCAAAGTTCAATCCACCTCTGGTTGTACCTGCAGGTGAGAACCATGGGAAGAAATCTCTGTCTGTTCTTACCATGCAACCTGCTACATCTGCAGAGGTAGGCATGTAAATGAACTTTTTATTGAACCTGTCATACACATACTGGAATCCAGAATCGAATACCACGTATGACGATGACGTAAGAGGTCCAAAGAATGATAGAACGTTAGACAATTGAGTTGCAGAATCTGTGACATTCACCACAGAATCTCTGTTGGGTGATATCACCGCAACACAATCCTTTCTACCCTCTGCTATTTGTATTAGTTTGTTTGCTTTTGCCTGCTCTTCTTCTTTTGTTCCAGAACATCCACCTTGCAGTAAGAACCTGATGTCACTGTCAATAGGATCTGAAAACTTATCGTATGCTGTAAGTATATCACCTAAAGGTGGATTATATTCACCAACACCAGTATAATCAAGACCACCTGTCAGTGAATAACCTTTGTTACCTATAGAACTGAACTTGATGTTTTTAGCATCTTGTCCCCACGCACCTTCAGCAGATGTGATAGATGAGAATCCACTTGAAGCAGCACCTAAACCACCTGGTAAAACAAGTGTGCCATGATGTGCATCGTCTGCTGCAGTTACATGTTGTCCAGAAAATATAAACTCTGAATTTTCTGCTAAGAAATCTTTATAGTATATAGACTTACTTCCAGATGCTACAGCATCTTTCGCCTTGGATAAGTTTGGAAACTTCTCCAAAATTTGTCCGACATCTCCAGTGACTCCACCGCCAGCATCAATAACAACAATGTGGAGAGCATCGTTGTCTCCATCTCTTCGGGACACATAATTGTTTGTTTGTGGTTTGTTGAGAACAGATCTCCATGTGACTGTGGTAAAATCAGAACCACCGTCTGCCACACTTGTTAGTATGTTTTGACTGTTGTACCAGTCAGCAGATGTGATTGTTGAACTCGATGCCACAGCAGATCCACTATTGTCTATAAAACTAATTGCTGAACCTGTTTTGAATTCAAACTGTGTATTTGATTGATAGTCAACTAATTTTTCTACGCCACCGATGACTGTGCTAACAACCTTGACATCTATAGTTGTTGCTGTTTTACCTGTGACCACACCTTTTAGAACACCTGATGCAGCAGAGGTTGTACCAACCCCAACAGTGACTCCTGTCAAGTTCTGTTGTACACCAAATCCAATGTCAATATCAGCAGCAGTATCACTACCCTCATATGTTGGTGTGATTATTTGATCGGCAGCATTGTCAATCACCGCTACTTTTATGTTCTCTGCCCAGTGACCTGGATTTTTACCTGCAAAATACCATGTAGTATCATCTGCTTGGTTATTGTTATAATCTTCTAGTCCTTCGAGTAGAAGAGTAATACTTGCTGAACCAACAGCAACGTTTGCTGTGTTGAGGTCACCACCTACAGATCTTACAATGTCTAACTTACCACCATATGATAAGAAATTGGATGCTGCATACCACGTTTCGTAGTGATAATCTGTGGTACCCACGCCTGGTTTACCAAATATTTCAACTAATTCATTCTCATTGTTTACTCTGGTGATCTCGTTACAAGGTCCCTTTGCGAAGGGAGCAGCTATACCACCAACAACATTCAGAGTGAAATCCACTCCTCCTCTTGTGAGGTCTACCTCTCTAACTGAAATACCTGGAGATGCAAGTCTTAATGCCATTCTAACTCCCTATGGGTCCTTCTTTTTAGACTGAAATTATTTATAAAATTGAGTGTCTACCCCATTGATCTGGAATATATCCGAACGTTTTTTCAAATTCATCATAGACCCATGACATGTTTTCAAAAGCATTTGTCCAAGTTTTTACATCGATCTCACACCAGTTATTATAAACTTTATGCTTGATATCATACAAGTCAGTTACTTGATTGAATGTTGGTGAAATATCATATCCCAAAAAATCAGATAGAGGTTGAGTATGACCTGCATAAAAATCCTCATTGATGATTACCTTTACATTGTTTTTTCCCCATACCCTCACATATTTTTTATATTTTTCTACGTAACTCAAACTAAGATCGTGCAAATATATTTTCATATAAGATTGTGGTTTTCCTCCCTGTGTCAATGATCTTCTATTGCAATAAGACCACAACCTATAAATTGGATCTCTAAGTGTCATCACTGCTTTGATCTCAAAATTTTTTAGTAGTTCATCTCTTATTGACATCATAAATTTTTCAGACAATGTGTGTTTTGCATTAGAAAAATCTAACAAAGATTGATACTTACCCTTAATTCTTTCCCACAAATCTAAGTAGTAAGCAATATATTTTTCAAGTTTAAGTTCTTTAGTGATAAAAGGAAGCATCGGTGTATGATAATCCATAAAAATATTTCTAGGTAAATCCCATGGTCTTATCACACCCTCACCATATTCAACTCTATTTTTATGAATTTTTTTACGAATTTCTAATAGATGTGGAGATTGTAAAAGCAAAAGATATTGATTTTCTTTCCAATGACCACCATGACCATATTTGTTAGTCCATAATGTGTAGTAAAGAGAGGTAGTGCCAGATGAAGGATACCCTGCATTCAACAATAGTTTAGGTTTCATACGTATTTTCTAACAGATACACCATCTTTGTCAGAATAATTTTCTTTAGGTTGCAAAGATTTCAATTCATTTGTGCCCCACCTACCAGAGTCAATTTGCATAAATTTTATATCGTGTTCTTTTGCTATTTGCTTACAGTGTTCAACATCTTTCTGATTGTAATTAAAAACTATGTACTGCCATGTAGTAGTCACACCAAATGATGCACACTTAATCATGATATCGAATAATTTTTCTCCTTCTTGATTTACTCTATACTTATGACTGTCTTTAGGTAAACCATCTATAGCAAAAACCCACTCAATGTTTTTACCTCTTGACATTATGAATGATTTAGTCCACCACATTTTTGGTCTTGCTGCAACAGCAGTGTGAACCACCACCTTCCTATTTTTCTTCAAACATATGGCAAGAAGATTGTGAAAGTTTGGATGTAATACAGGATCTGAGACCTGACCACAAAATGTTATTGCTTGAAAAAAATTAGATATTTTTTCCATGTCTGATTCTGTTATATCAGAACCAGGAACGTGTTTGAATTTATCTCGTGCACAACCAGGACATCTATTCGTACATCTGTTTGATAGATCTAAGTTGATCCCGTACATGATCCACAATAATGATGACAAACATGAGGAGCATTTTCTTGATCATTTTTTATCGTATCAAAAAAAGACTGCCATTCATCTGACTTAATTATATCAGAGATCTTATCTACATTCTCTACCTTAAATTTTTCTTGCACGAGTTCAGGGATCAATTTCATGTTCTCATGATCCATCCAACAACAGGGTAAAAGGTATCCCGTAGCACTCCAACCTAAGAATCCCCATCTATCTAGACACTTTGGTTTAATCACAGATGATATTCCCACATGAATGACCTATCACCATATTCATCTGCTTTTTTCCATCTGTCACCCTCTGCGTCCACTTCTTCAATATCCTCCAATCCATCAATCACAAAACCAAATGGTGCCATGTCTTGCTCTATTGCATTCTTTTGTTCCTCGTATATACGTTTTCTTACATCCTGATCTGTCATCTCCTTGAAATAGTCTTGTGCCACCAACCATGAGAATATAACTAGACACATAGCGAGGTCATCATTACATCCCTCTTCTGCCTCGAATGATTGTTTTCTTTGTATGAATGTGGTAAGTTCACTTATAATATTATAATCACAGAAAGTAAGTTTATCCTCTTCAATTAATGTCTTCAGGTTTGAACACCCGACCTTTTTCGTAGTGGTGCTCATCTTGACACCTAGTTGTGTCTTGACACCTGAGAATCCTGAACCTACAATCTGACCTGCCCTCCCACGCATTGCAACCATGAGTAGGTTCTCATACTCTAGATCGTAGAATAATATAGATGCTACTTGGTCTCCTATATCATTGACCTCACATAGAACATATGCGTTATTGTATGCCTTTGCTACGTCTTCAATTACGGAGGGAAAAAGCATGGGTTTTATTTCATTATCTTTATAAGTAGCGACTACTCTATAAGGGAAGTGTGTAATATCAACCACAACAAATGCACTATAATCTTTTGATACACCTCTTGCTACATCGACTGTGACGATATAATCTCTCTCTTTAAATGGTTTCTCGTAAACTGACAGTTTGCCATTCTGCTCTATTGGTTGTTCATACACAAGTGATTTGAGTTTTGATGCTGCTATCAAGGTATCTACAGAACCTAAAAACTCACACTCAAACTCAATAGCAAACTGTTGTTTGCTTGTGTTCTTTATCGTCTGTTCTTTCCATTTGGCATTTCTACCTGGCACCTCAGACCAGTGCACCTCCGTTGCAACATACTCATTCTGTCCCCTTTCAGCATCATGCCACATGCGATAGAAGTGATTCATACCATGTGGAGTGGATACTATTATAACCTTTGTAGATTTACCAGAGGATATAGTGGGATACACAGACGCAAAGAAATCATCCGCAAGATGGTTCTGCACGAATGCAAACTCATCAAGGAAGATGATATTGAATGACATACCTCGAACTGCTGATGCAGATGTAGATGCTGCTATTATTTTTGATCCGTTTTCGAGTTCCATAGAACCCTTATTCCACGCAACGATTCCTTGCTGCAT